AGGCGCTGGCGGTTGCTGCCGTGGCCGTCATTCGGGTGGCCGGCGAAGATGTACAGGGCCACGGGGCGGCGGTAGCTGTCCACCTCCACGCCCATGATGATGGCGTTGCGGCCGGGGGTGGCGGCGATGTTGTAGAGGGTGTCAATGCGGTCGACATCTATGGCCTGCAGGGCGAAGCCGAAGCGGTTGCCAGCCTCCGGGCCGCGCACCAGGCGCACGAGGAACTCGCCATCGGTGGGCAGCTGGCCCACCAGGGTTTCGCACAGATCCCGCAGGCTTTGCCGGCCGGTGACATCGCACTGCGCGCCCCACTCGGCCCAGGCGGATTCGATGGCCTGGTTGGCCAGGCGGTCGGGCCGGTTGGGGCCGTCTGACACGCGGGCCTGCAGGCGGATGCCGCCCGGGCCCACGATGTTGGCCTGCACCATCAGGCGGAACTTGCGGGCGTAGTCGTTGTTGTTGATGAGCTGGCGGCAGCGGGCGCGCAGGCGGTCCAGGTCGGTGCGCAGCTCTTCGTTGATGCTGTTGGTGGTGCTGATCCAGTCAGCGGTGAGGCGGTCAATCCGCGCGCCCTCGAAGCGGCGTTTCTGCACGCGGGCGGCCGGGGCGATGCGCTGGGCCAGCCACTGGCGGGTGCTGCTGAGGAAGTTGCTCATCCGAACCTCACGAAGACGCGGCGGCTGTCAGGCAGGCCGGCGGCCACGGCGGCGGCGGCGTCTTCGCGCTTGACCTCGGCGCGGTATTTGTCGCGCAGGCTGAGCAGATCGGCCACGGGGATGTTCTTGAGCTGGCGGCCGGCGATCTGGTATTCGGCCACGGCGCTGGAGGCGCGGTTTTCGATCACGGCCTCGATGGCATCCAGCGTCTTGCGGGCGTGGCTGCGGGCGTCGAACGTGGCGGCGCTGTAGGCGTTGCGCACGGTGAGGCGGCCTTCGCCCACGGTGAAGACCTCGCCCGAGCGGGTGACGCGGGCCCGCCAGTCATACGTGCCCGCGGCATAGCCCGCGGTGGTGGCGGCGGCCACGGTGACGGCGTGGTCATCACCGGAGGCCGTGGCGTTGATGGTGATCTTGGCCGCGGCGTTGATGAGCGTGTAGCTCAGCGCCCAGCCCGCGCTGGCGGGGTAGTCGGCCAGGGTGCGCGTCCAGCGCCAGGTGTCACCGGCGTTCGCGCTGCTGGGTTCGATGTTGGGAATGTCTGCCATGCGGTGGGGCGCCGGGGCATGGCGCGCTTTCGCATGAAGATAGGCGCAGGGGTGTCAAGCCGGTAAGGCAAGGGGCTTGACGTTTTGGGGGGCGGCGTCTGCGTCAGCCTCGGTGACGATCTGGTGGATGCGCTGGCGGCTGAGCCGGTATTTGCGGCTGAGCGCGCCGATGTGGGTGCCGGCGCGATGTTCGCGGCGGATGGCGGCGTTGCGCTGGCTGGTGCCCTCGCCCGCGCGGCGGGCGATGTAGGGCCTGTCACCGCCCCAGTGCTCGCGCACCTGGCGGTCGATCTGCACGGCCAGGGCAGCGGTGAAGCCGGGGGTGAGCGCCACCACGCGCTGCAGGATGTCGGCCACGATGTCGTCACCGGCGCCGGCTTCGTCCCAGGGCATGCGGGGCGGCGGGGCGGCGGGTGCGGGGGCGGCGGCTTTGGGCATGGCGGTCAACGGCGGTAGTTGATGCGGAAGCGTGGCTGGGGCACGGGGGCGGCGGTGGGCACGGCCTGGGTTGGCGGCGCGGGCGGTGCAGCCGGCCCGGCCTGGGCGGGCGCAGGCTGCGGCGCGGCTGACATGGGCGCGCTTGCGGCCTGGGGCGCGGGCACGGCCGGCGCTTCGTCGAACAGGCTGCGCTCTTCCACGCGGTTCTGCCACTTGAGCCAGTCGCCCTCTTTCCAGCGGTCGATGCCGGCGAAGTGGGCGCCGGCCAGGGCGTAGACGGCGCAGTCCAGCGCTTCGTTGCGCCGGCCGTTGGGCTTGACCCACTCCAGGCGCGGGCGGCCTTTGACGTATTTGGTGACCAGGCGCTCGGCGGTGAGCTGCTCGAAGACCTCGGGCGGCAGCAGGCGGCTCAAAAGCACGTAGCCGGGGCCGGGCTGCTCGGTGCGCAGGCGGCCGTAGATTTCGGCCTTGGCGGTGTCGGTGCCGATGGGCCAGAGCTTGACGCCGCCCTTGATCTTGTTGCCGCGCCAGTTCACGTCCACATCTGTGGGCTTGCCCAGGACGGCCTTGCCGGCCTGGCTCTGGCCCTTGACGGCGTAGACGTGGGCGTGCTGGTGGGCGCGGGCGTAGGCGTAGACGGCTTGGGTGTGGTGGCCGCCCGAGTCGATCATGGTGGCGATGATGGGCACGGGCCGGCCGCTGGCGTGCAGCACGGGGGTGCGGCGGTATTCGGTGAGGCGGGCCCACACGCTGCCGGGTTCGCTTTCGGCCTGGCCGGGGTCGCCGTAGAAGACGGCGCGGTCCACCAGTTGGCGCTGCATGCCGCGGCCCCAGGCCCAGAGGTAGGCTTCGATGCGGTCACCCTGGGTGTCCACACCCATGGTCAGCACGAAGTGGCCCCACTGCACCTGGCGCAGCGGTACATCGGTGGCGCGCTTGCGCAGGGCGTGTTCGTCGGCGCGGTCGCCTTGTTCCTCGAAGGTTTCGGCCAGGCGGGTGTTGACGAACACGCGCAGGAGGCTGATGTCGCCCGTGCGGCTCGCGGCGATGGCGGTCTCCCACTCCGTCACCAGCGTGGCCCAGCTCAGCCAGCCCAGCGGGCTGTAGAGGCTGCTGAGCTGGAAGCCGCGCACGCGGCCAGCGGCGGCGCCGGGGTTCTCAGCCACCCAGCGGCCACCGGCCAGCATGGCGGGTTTGTGGTGCTCGCGGATCTCGGCGCCGCAGGCGCGGCAGACGTAGCGCACGGTGTCGGGCAGGGCGCGGCCTTCGGCGTCGCGGTCCCACTTCAAGCCGTGGGGCTTGTCGGTGCCCCAGTCCAGCGGCTGCAGTTCCTGGCAGTGCGGGCAGGGTACGTGGTAGCGCGCGCGGTCGCTGGCGAGGTAGCGGCCCTCGATGCGGCTGAAGTCTTTGGTGGTGGGCGTGCTGGTGAGCAGGCGCTTGCGGCGGCTGAAGGTGGACTGGCGGGCTTCGGCCAGCTTGATGGGGTCGCCCTCGCCATCGACGTCCAGCGGGTAGCCGTCGATTTCGTCCAGGAACAGATCCCGCACCGGCATGGAGCGCAGGCCCGCGGCGCTGTTGGCGCCGGCCACGGCCATGAAGCCGCCGGCGAACTCTTTGAGCAGGGTGGTGTTGGCGTCATCCCGGCTGCGGTTTTCGCGCACCTTGCGGCGCAGCGCGGGGCTTTCCTCGATCATGGGCGCCAGGCGCTGGCGGCTGTAGCGCTTGGCCATGTCGATGGTGGGCTGCACGATCATCACCGGCCCGGGGTTGGTGTCCACCAGGTAGCCCAGCCAGTTGGAGCCGATGCGGGTCTTGCCGGTCTGCGCGCCCCACATGAGCACGACTTCCTCGACGGTGCTGTGCTGGCTGAGGCAGTCCATCGGCTCGCTGGCGTAGGGCGTGCGCGCGGCGCGGTAGGGGCCGGGCTCGGCGCTGTCTTTGGCGCTGAGGATGATGGAGCGCTCGGACCAGGTGGAGACGCCGATGCGCTCGCTGGGCCAGGCGTAGGCCATGGCCTTGGCGATGGCGCTGCGGGCATCGGCCAGCGTGCCGGTCAGCTCGGGCAGGTCGCGGGCGCCCACTACACGCGCTCCTTCAGGTGCAGCAGAGCGCCGCGGATCTCGTCGTCCAGCACCTCGTGGATGCGCGCCTGGTCAGACTCTGCGGCCAGCACCGCGGCCACGCGGCCAGGTATCTGCTGCATGGCCTCGCGGAAGGTGGCAAACACGCGCGCCAGTTCAGACGTCACATCGGCCACGGGCACCAGCTCGCCAATGGCCTTCTTCCACTCCAGCTCGGCCAGCTTGGCGTGGTAGGCGCGCTCTTGCGCCTGGGCCTGGCGGAAGATGGCGTCCACCTTGCCGCCGTCAGCAATGGGCGCGATGGCCGCGCTGGGCGCCCGGCCGGGTGAGGCGTTGGCGCCGTTGCCGGCCTTGCTCATGTCGGTGGTGTTGCGAATCAAGCGGTCAGTCAGCTCCACCTCGACGAGCTTTTTGCCGTTGATCTCGCGCTCCACCAGGCGGCCCTGGTGCCCCAGCTTGGTGACGTAGGCCTTGGATGCGGCCAGGTGCGTGGCGTATTCGCTGCGCGTGGCGTAGAGCTTGCCTTCGTGCGTCAGCATCGTCATGCCCCTGCGGACACCTCATCGAAGGTCTGGCCAGTGGCCTCGAGCGTGGCCTGCTGGCCGGTGAAGTCTTGCCAGCGCCGTACGATGACGTCGCAATAGGCTGGGCTGATTTCTGTGCCGTAACCGATGCGGCCGTTTTTTTCTGCAGCGATCAAGGTGGAACCGCTGCCCATGAATGGATCGAATACGGCGTCGCCTTCGTCGGTGTAGGCCTTGATGAAGAACTCGGGCAGCCCCACAGGAAAAGCCGCTGTGTGGCCAGTTGCTTCGTGACTTCCTGAGAAAGTCGGCAGACGATTACCAGGGTAGGCCATGCCTTCGCCAATGAACTCGCCAGGCGCAGCGTTTTGGCCTTGAACGTCAGACATGAACTGACTCGACCCATTCTTGCGCTTGCGCTTGGCAAAGGCGCCGCCGCTTCCTTGGTCGTCTTTCCATGACGAATTGCCGCTTCCAGGGCCAAGGGATGTTGGCACGTTCTTTGAAAAATGCCGCACAGCTTCAGGTCGCATCTTCCATCGTGCGCGAACGAACTGGTAAATAGGCTCAAACTGGTTTTTGAAGCGTTGCGTCACCCCTTTCGGAA